TCATTTGCCATTTGTAATCTCCCTTGCTTTCATCATTTCGTCTGCCATTTCATAAGCCAATTTAACAAATAGATTACTTGAATAATCAGCTTTAGAATTTGCTAAAAATCCTACAATTACTTGACTAGCAAAATAATCTCTTAAATCCATGCCTTGTTGACCGCCAACAACCAATCCATCTTTATTTGTAACAATCCCATTTGGAAATGCTTTCATTTCACCCTCATCTTTCTGCAATCTGCTTTCTCTTGTGGTGTGAAGTCAGGGCTAATCTCCGACAGTTCACAGTTCTTTGTACCCCAATGGGTCTGTGTTTCTTTCCGAGCAAGTTCCGTCATAAAGATGAGGCACAAGCAAATAATTATTGTAGATATATAAATTGCACTCATCAGTTTATCCTTCATTATTTACACCATGTGCTTTTTCTATTAGTCTGGCAAATTGTAAATAGCCCAAATCCCCCTTGATTGACTCCCAAAGGTTTCTAATTTCTTCTTTGCTTAATGGTTTAGAATCTTGTACGTAAACGGGTACATAGTCTTCTCTTGGCACAATGTTGGAGCCGCTAATAATTACCCAAAAATCTTTTTCTGGTAAGTATTTACCCAATCCCACTGCCTTCATATCAAATCCTCCCTTTTAATATTCTTACGCTTTAAAATATTTTTTATCTTAAGAATTGCATCCCTCTCTACTTTGCCTATGATTGCCCTACTAAGTCCCAATTCTTTTGCCACTTCTTCTTGAGTCATAACGCCAACTTCTCGGCGTTTGATTCCAGATTTTTTCCCCATTAAATTTCTCCATTATCATCTTCTAAAAATTGACATTCTTTTGGTATGCCCAGCTTTTCTTCATATTCATGAATAGTTTCTGCAACACATATAGACAACTCAAGCAAATGCGCCTTGATTAGCAATGGATAAATTTGTTTTAATTCTTGGTAAGTTTTTTGATCGTCATTCATATTTCCTCCTGTATTTATTGTAACACATGGGAAAAAAAATTTCATCTGTTTCTTTTGCAGAAAACAATTTGGCCATAGAATAGGGCGATGGGTGAAAGCTGTTGAATGTAAGCTTTACCAATCTTCAGCCGGCTTGTGCCCACTGCTCCCTGAGGTAATGTTCATCTTCCAGACCGCCTATCAACTGGAGTTGGCCAAACTCCTTTTCACCATTTTTGATCTGTTCGTGTAGATACCCATTTAAGTTCTACTGCGCCGCCCTATTAATTAAGCGCAACCTGTATTTAAAGTTTCGGTCATTAAACTTCTCCATGTAAAGTGGCTGGAGACAACTATCTGTATCGCCGATTTACGTAAATTCATTATACACATTTTTTTGAATAGCAAATAAAAAAGAAAAACCCCCAAGTAGTGGAGCTCACATCAAGGGGGTTATAGGGCATGGGTAGGTGAAATACCACTTATATTATACAAAATTAATTGGATACATGATATAAAAATTTGGAACTTGTTCCAAAAAGAAAACCCCTGAAGATGAGTATGTCATCAACAGGGGTTGAGGATACACAGGAGGATGTGTAGCGAAACTGTGTGAAGGAGCTCGCAATTAAATTATACTACAGTACCTCTTCTTTTGCTACCCACCTATTTTTAACTTTACGCCAGCCGTGTATATGGATTTCAATACCCGAATTTTTTACTATGGAATAATTTTCATGCTCCAATATTTTTTTTCTTCTTGCGGAAATATTGGAATAACTAGTGGTTTGTACACCAATAATTTTATTATCTCCCAAACATAAAATATCTATAAAGCCAGCAAAGTCATTTTTTACTTTACTGAAAGCATTGTAGCGTTCTACTACTTCGGCATAAAAGCCACGTTCACGCATTAATTTTAAACTTCTTTGGGTTGTTGTCATTTATTTTTATCACACATGAAATAGTTATGGTACAATGTGTTATACATTAATTAATTAATGTATGAGGATACATTTTACAGGAGAAAAAATGAAGCTTACGAACAAGCATAACATTCCACAAGTGTTTGTCAATGCTATTGAACGTGATGACTATGCAAAAGGAGAAGTTAATCTTTCCGTTACGGAATTAATTAATAGTCCTAGGATTGTACAGTTAAAGCGTTTGCATTGGAATGAATTAGAAGAAGATGTTTCTGATAAAATCTTTGCCCTTATGGGTAAAGGGGTTCATCACGTTCTGGAACACGGCAAAGAAGATGGTAGCATCCGTGAACAACGTCTTTATGTAGAACTAAATGGATGGAAAATATCTGGCGCAATTGATTTGCAAACAATGGAAGATGGAAAAATCAGCATAGTTGATCATAAAGTTACTGGTGCTTGGGCGGTAATGAACACTAAGTCTGAATGGGAAACTCAATTAAATTGTTATGCATATTTAGTTGAGAAGGTCAAAAAAATACCAATTGGAAAATTAAGCATTACTGCAATTATTAGAGATTGGAATAAAAGAGATGCTAAAACAAAAGCAGATTATCCCGCCGCACCTATCAAAGTTATTGATATACCATTATGGTCGTTTGAAGACAGAGAAAATTTTATTAAAGATAGAATTAGTTTGCACTCTAATGCTCACTTTTCCTCTGAAGTTGGAGAAGATTATGTATTCTGCACATCTAGCGAGATGTGGGAAAGTCCGACTACTTATGCAATTAAAAAAGTTGGCAACAAAAGAGCTACAGCGGTGTACGCAACCCAAGAGGAAGCTGAGGAAAATTTAAAAGACGGATATGAAATGGAAACAAGGTCTGGAGAAAGAAGACGTTGCGCAGATTATTGTCAAGTAAATCAATTTTGTAGTCAATATCAACAATACTTAATGGAGCAATTATGAAATTACTTAAATATTTAAGAAAATCTCAACCATCAAATCCCGAAATACGCAAATTGGCAATTGCAAAAGATAGTCAATTTACTTATAAATCAGGTGCGGATGTTGTATCAACATGGAAAAAGACTGGCTGGGTACCACCATCAGAATACAGAACAGATTTTTTATTTGGAGGGAATAAATGAAAACAAGGCAAGAAATTTTATATGATTTTATGTTAGCATTAGCACCCAATATTAGCAGATGGGAAGATGCCGCTGAGGATAATGAGGATGTTTCAATAGATCAAACCTCTGAAATATTATATGCCTACGCAAATACATTAACCAATATTTATTTGGAGAGTATATGTTAACCGAAAGACAAAAAAATATGCTAAAGAAAGTTGCTAGATTGCCAGAAGATAAAATGTTTGGAAAAGAAAATCCAGCACTAGAATTAGTCATTACACAAATCATGCTTGAAAATTCTTTATCTTTTTTATTTACAGACGAAGATTTTAGGGCAAGAAATTTTTATCACAAACCAATGTGTGGACCAAAAGTATTACCGTTCAATACATTTATAGAAGAGTTTTCACCGGAGAGAGAAAATGGATTACGCAAACTTGCGTCTAATTAATGTCAATGAAAAAACTGAGAAGAAAGGAAATCTCACATACCTTTCTTGGACGTATGCCGTTGACGAATTGTTACAAAAAGACCCTATGGCAACATGGGAATTCCCTGACCCTAAACTTTATGGCGATACCATGATGGTTTTCTGTAATGTAACTGCATTTGGCAAAACAATGAAGATGCATTTACCCGTTATGGATAACCGAAACAATGCCTTAAAGAACCCTGACGCCCGTAAAATTTCGGATTCTATGATGAGAGCACTGGCGAAGTGTATTGCGTGCTTTGGGATTGGTTTATATATCTATGCCGGATCCGATCTGCCAGATGTTGATGCAGATACTGGCGAGGTACATAAAACCAAAGTAGATGTAAATGAAGACAATTCATGGAAAATAACTGTTGATAAAGAACAGCCTACATGGATGAAAGAAGTTGAAAATGCAACCATTTTGTTATTAAAAATAGCATCTTCAGTAGAGGACTTAGAGCAACTTTACAAAATAAACATTAATCTTTATACGGCAATTAAGTCAAACAATAAAATTATTTATGATTCAATATTAACTTCTTTTAACATAACCAAAGAACTTCTAAAGAAAGGAAAAGAAAATGGTTAATCAAGAATTCCCAAATACAGGGACATTATGGTATGAGGCTGAAAAGAAACACCCAAAGGGGCCTGATTTTAAAGGCTCTATAGGTGTTGACCGTGCATACTTACAAGAGATTTTAGATAATCAAAGTGAGGCCGTTGTTGAAATTAAACTAGATGGATGGAGAGGTAAAGTTGTTGTTAATGGAGACGATAAAAACGTTTTACGTCTTTCTGTTAACACATGGAAACCTGATGCATCATACTCAAACAAAGGGCGCAAAGATGAAACTATTCCTTTCTGAAAAAGACTTTAAAAATGCCCAAGAACATATAAAAGAAACAATTTCTGACTTGGAAGAAGAAGTTGAAACGCAAAAATTTGAATTAATTATGATGACAGGAATTGTTAAATATCTTGAAATCAAATTAAAAGAAGCTAATGAAAGATTGAGAGATGCAGACGATTAAATTTGAAGGTATAAAAACTGGATTACGTCAATCTAAGGATGGCTACTCGCTTACGCTGGTAGTCCATCCGGATGATTTGCCAGATGATCTTATGCGTGATTTTGTTGGTTCCAGATATATGGTTGTAATGGTCCGAATTGGAGATGATGAACAACCTATAGAAAGATCAGAGTCTGCAGATAAATCCGTAGGTATTGCGGGCATGATTTGCCGAGATCCAGACTTTTGGGAATTTTTGTATGAGCAAGAGTTTCTTATGGAAAAAGGAGAAAGATACTGTATTGAATGGTTGCATATGTATTTAGATATAGAATCACGCTCAGAATTAAAATCTAATTCAAGCGCAAGAGATTTATTTAATCAATTAAGAAAGAGTTTTGAATCATGGAAAAAAATAAAAGAAAATTAATTCCTTATAGTGTTTATCTTCCCGAAGATTATTACGATAAGATTAGAGAGCATGCTAAGAATCGTAAGGCATCATCTTTGGTAAGAGACGCTATTTGTATGATTTTAGATGGTGATGACTCTTTCCGTGCTGGTTATAACAAAGCAGTTAAAGATGCTATAAAAATTGTTTCTGGATGCAAAGAAATACAAAATTTATCTATTCACAAAAAATATGTAAAAGAAATTTTAAATGAACAAATTGAACAATTGGAAATGAAATGACATCAGAAGATAAAGAAATGTTAAAAAACATATATACAGCTTTTGCTATGCTTGGATATATTTCGGCTGGATCTCCAACGTTTTCTATACCAGAAAAATCTATTGATATGGCAGAGAAAATGATGGCAATGCTTGAGCCAGAAGAAGGCGGAATTGTAAAAATTAAAAAGACGAGAAAGCCATCCGTTGAATAATAAAATTACAGCCGTTCAAAAAAAATATTTGGCTAGAGTAAAGAGTCTTCCATGTAGTGTATGTGATGCGTCTGGCCCATCCAGCGCTCACCACATTAAACAAGGCAATCAATATACTTGTGTAGCTTTATGTTATGACTGCCATCAAGGAAGTTTTAATGGGTGGCACGGTCAAAAAACTTTATGGAAAATTAAAAAGATGGATGAGATAGACGCTCTTAATGTTACTATTGAGCGCCTCTTCTCCTCGTTGCCAGTCTAGACTCTTCTGCTAACTTTGCTAAATCGGACATAATTACTTGGGCTCTTTTTATCTCATTTTCCTTATCTTCTTTGCTCATGTCTGGCAAGTTTGTAACTTGTTTTACATATGCTCTGTATTGCGCAATCTGTTTAGAAACTTGGTCATACATAGACTGCATAGCAATTAAGTCGCCCTTTTCTTCAAATATCTTTTGTACTTTTTCTTGATCGCCTATAGTTGCATAGTTTTTCATATCACTATAGGCTTGTTGTATGCGCTGATTGCTTTCATAAAAGTCTGTAACCCAACGTGATTGCTTGTCTGGTAATGATTTGGCAAATGATGATAAGCCAGCAATATCAGCAAGAGATTTACTTGGTCTATTAATATCGCCAAATTGATCCAAAGCTTTATCAGAAATAGCAACAGAGCTTGCACCAACCCATCCTAAATATGCTTTAATGGCGTAATCCATCTGA